CGGTCAGGAAGCACGTCGAGAGCATCACCACCCACGCCGATGCAATGGCGTTCAAGAAGCAGATGAAAGCCAATGCGTTGCTGGAGTTGTTCGACTTCGACCGAATCACCCAGCTCCTCAAGTCTGACCCAGTGAAAAACAAGGCAGAGATCGATCAGACGATGAAGATCCTGCTGCTCGCTCTTCAAGGATAAACAATGAGCAAACTTCGTATCGTGGCCGCCGTTGTTGATGTGCGGCAACTCAAGATGTACCAGGACAACGGGCAAACGATCGAGATCCCGCAGGGCGATCCGCGTGTTGCCGAGCTGCTCGCCCAGATCACTCCGGTGATCCGTGCGGGTGGCGTGGCCGAGATCGAACTCGAGATCGCCGGCAAGGATGCGACGTTCGCCGCATTCGAGGAAACCTCGCGTCAGAACGGCGGTCTGGTGAAGCTCTTCCGCATGGCCAAGAAGAAGGTCGCGGAGTTCTTCGCCAACCGGGTGCCCGACCAGCAGGTGGGCGCAATCCCCAAGAGCCAGGAGGAAAGAAGTGACGTTTTTGCGACTCCGACGCCGGCTGTACCTGATGCGGTTGCGGCTGCGAAAGACAACATGGACCGGGCGCTCGAAGACATCATGGAACATGCGGTGCCGGCCAGCTCCTCGCGTTTTCATGACGCCCAGGTAGGCGACGACGCCGACGACACGGTGGTCGCTGTGATCGAAAAGCAGGATGGATCGAAGACGATCGTCCCGCACATCGAGCGCATCACCGGCCAGTTGGAACGGGCCACCAAGCTCGGCACGACGGCTGCCGTCGAAGCGTTCATGTCCCGCATCGGAGAAGTGATGGACCGGCGTAGCCACTCGGTCGATGACCTGCTCAAGTTCATGAAGCGCGGCGATCTGCCGATTGCGGAAGACGGTTCGATCATCATCTACAAGGTGCTCAAGCGCCACCCGGACAAGGCCGAGCATTACGTGGACTGCCACACCGGCAAAGTCACGCAGCGAATCGGCTCCTTCGTCCACATGGATGAAAGCTTGGTCGACCGCAACCGCAACAATGAGTGCTCGAATGGTCTGCACGTCGCTCGCCGCGGCTACATCGGGGGCTTCTCGGGTGACGTGTGCGTGCTCGGCAAGGTCCGTCCGGAAGATGTGATCGCAGTGCCGACCTACGACGCCAACAAAATGCGCGTCTGCGGTTATCACATCCTGTTCGAGCTGGATGGGACGGACTACAGCAAGCTCAAGTCCAACCAGGCAATCACTGACACCGAGCGTGGTCAGCAGCTGCTCGCTCGGGCCATCAACGGCGACCACATCGGCATCATCGAAGACGTGAAAATCGGCGGCCAACTGGGCACCAACGTCCAGATCACGCCCCGGTTGATAACTTTCATTATGTCAAGTTCGACGAAGAAGACCGAAGTTACGGCCACTTCGACGCCGAAGCTGGCAGAAGCGATTGACATCGAAGAGAAGCCGGCGCCGAAGCTCGATGCCCCGATCGTCGATCCGAAGAGCGTGGCAGATGCGGCCGCCAAGCCGCTTGGCCAGACCGCGAAAGCTGCCCAATTGCACCTGGCATTGCTCCAGGCACGGGACGGCGACAGCCAGAAAGCCCGTGCCAAAGAGCTGTTCGAGTTCAAGCGTGGGGCGCGTAAAAGCTGGACAGCTTTGGGACTGACGGATGCCGACGGAGAAGCAGTGTCCAAATTGCTTGGAAAACTCTCTCCGAAACATTCTGTTTCCTCTCCAACTCAACCTGAAAAATTACGCCCGGTTAAGCCCTCTTTGCCGGCTGTTCTCAAGGACGAAGCTCTGGAGAAAGCGCAGAAAAAGGCGATGAAATTGCTCAAAGATGGCCTCAGCAACGCTGAAGTTGCTCAAAAGACAGGGCTTTCTAAGGATCAGGTCTATCGTCTGAAGAAGAAGCTCCAGAGCTGAAAAGAGTCTGAACCTGTGAGTGGAAGGAAACACTTGACAAGTGTTTCTCTTCCTACTTACCTCTAGTAATGGCAAACTAGAGGCTATTTCACAGGAGAAGAATTGTGTCTACCGCTTACCGGGTCAACAGAAAGGCCGAGGACAGTGACATTATCGAGTTGAACTCGGTTGGACTATCACTTGCCACAATTGCAAAGATGCTTGGGTGCCACCCAACCACGATCACATTGAGGTTGAAAGCACTTGGCATTGCTCCAGCGGATACTCGCCGGACTTTTATGGAAGATGTCTTTGTCTCTCTGCCCCCGAATCAACAGAAGTGGCTCGTTCAACAGTTGGGTCCGCACAAGACTATCAAGGACTTTGTACGTGGCCTACTGGTGAAAGAGTTTATATCCAACTCCCAATCCAGCAGAGTTCCAGATGGGCAAGAAACAATCGCAACAGAAAGCAGCAACGCTTGATGCCAATACCTTGAGCACTACCTTTGCGTGGTTCGAAGAGGCAAGGCCTGCTCCGACCAGCAAACAGTTCCATACCCAAACCGGCGTTCACTTCGAAGAAGTGGCAGAGATGGTCGAAGAGATTCGTCCCCTCACCGCTCAAGCGACAGTCCTGTTGCATGAAGCGAAGGTATCGCTCAAGGCATTGGCCACGTACCTCAAGCAGACCGACAACACCATCACGGTGGAACCGGAATGCCGCACCAACTTCCTCGACGCAATCTGCGATCAGATCGTCACCGCTACTGGAGTCGCCGCGCATTGCGGTTTCCCGGTTGTGGAGGCACTGGATGAAGTCAACGCATCCAACTGGTCCAAGTTCGTCGACGGCAAAGCCATCGTTGATGCGAATGGCAAGATCATGAAGGGACCGGGCTACTTCAAGCCTGATCTCTCAGCATTCGTCCCCTCCCGCATTACGGTCCTGAACGACTAGGACCACTCTCCCCACCTGCTTCTGAGTGCTCTTCCCCTTGGTTCCAATCAAGGGGATGGGCCTCCTATTGCCTAAAGAAAACGAAAATGGAACAACTTAGCTCCGTCCCGCTGAACCAGGGACAACAACAAGCCGCGGACGGGTTCTTCGAGTTCCTGTTCAGCAAGGACAAAGAGCTGTGCATCTCTGGTCCCGGAGGCGTCGGCAAGACCTATCTGATGGGCCACCTGATCGATGCGGTGATGCCGCAGTATCTGGCCACCTGCAAGATGATGGGGATCACGGCGCAATACACCGAAGTCGAGATGACGGCCACCACCAACAAGGCCGCCGAAGTGCTGTCCTCAGCCACTGGCCGCCCCTGTGGGACCATCTTCTCCTTCATGCGCCTGACCGTGAAGGAAGACAACACGACCGGCAAGACCTTCATCACGAAGAGCCGGGACTGGGTTGTCCACAAGAACAAGATCATCTTCGTCGACGAGGCGTCGATGATCGACACGCCGCTCCGGAACTACATCCTCGAAGGCACGCACGACTGCAAGATCGTCTACGTCGGGGACCACTGCCAGCTGGCCCCGGTGATGGAGCCGCTCTCCCCGGTCTACCGGGAAAGCCTGCCCTTCTATGAGCTCACCGAGCCGATGCGCACCAACCTCGGCCCGCTTCAGCTCGTCAACCAGCAGCTGCGTGAGACGGTGAAGACGGGCCAGTTCCACCCGATCCGGATTGTTCCGGGGGTCATCGACCACCTGGACGGCGAGCAAATGGAGCACCTGGTCAACACCACGTTCCGTGAGCAGACCAAGGAGGCGCGCATTCTCGGCTACACCAACAACCAGGTGATGGCCTACAACGGCCACATTCGTGGCATCCGAGCGCTCCCGGAAGAGCTCACCGTTGGCGAACTCGTGATCTGCAACTCGGCCATCCAGCTGAAGAACGCCCGCATGAAAGTCGAACAGGAGCTCGAGGTGCTGGAAGTCTCGCCGCTGCTCGAGCCGGTCACGATCGACGACAACGACACCGAGCTGATGATCCGCCGTGCGATGCTCAAGAGTCAGTGGGGCACGATCTACGCTGATGTGATGGTGCCGGCCGACCGCAGCCACTATGATCAGCTGCTCAAGTATTACAAGTCGCACAAGCTCTGGAACAGATTCTTCTTCCTGAAGAACAACTTTCCGGATCTCCGACCGCGCGATGCGGCGACTGTCCACAAGGCCCAAGGCTCGACCTACGACACCGTGTTCATCGATCTCGATGACGTGTCGAGCTGCCGCAATCCGGACACCGCCGCCCGCCTCTTCTACGTTGCCTTCAGCCGTGCCCGCTCACGAGTCGTCCTTTATGGCGAACTCGCGGACAAGTATGGAGGCTTGATCCACTGAGCCAAGGGAAAGGACATGGCACTCGACAACACGTTTCCGCTGATCGACTCACTGAAGAAAACCCTGTTCACACCCGAAGAGCGCCGCTTGCAAGGCGGCATCGACCGGCTCGTGGACCAGGCCGGTGAGGACGACAAGCAGTTCCTGCTCTACCTGGGCTTCAGCTTCTCGGGGGACCACTACCGGCATAGCCGCCATCAGGTGATCCACAAGCACTACCCGGTGCTGCCGTTTGCCCTTAACGACGAGATGGAAAAATGGCTAAAGGACAAAAAGGCCGTCGCTCTCGACAAGGACCAGATCGGCCAGATGCTGTTCAAGCTGCTGTATCAGGCGAACGACCTTCAGGAGATGCGCGACACGCTGCCGGACTGCCTGATCTCACTGATCCCGACGTTCAGCGGCATGAGCCGCAAGTTCGAACAGGAATTCCTGATCCGGCACAACCCCCGCGATCTGAAGCAGTTCCACAAGATCCTGCCGAAGATCGAGCTGTATGCAATGAGCAAGCTGATTTACTGAGAAAGAAGATGCGCCACCACGTCTATGCCGTACAGCCCGATTACCCCGTAGCACTCCTCACCGGGCAGATCCGGCCTGACGAGATCCAGAAAGCCTACTTCGATGGCCGCGCCGTCGATGCGGAAGACTGTCTCGTGCTCGATCTGCACTTCACCGGCAAGAAGACGCCGGCCGCCGAGATGAAGCGCTACATCACGGAAGTCCTGCAACCTGTGTTCGAGGACAACCGGGTGCGCTACGTCATCTGCACCGACAGCGGCTACTTCAAGACGCTCACCGGTGCGGTCAAGACGGACGCCAATCTCGGCTACGTGATGGACTCCAAGTTCGGCACGCAGAAGGTGGTCTTCGCCCCCTCCTACCGGACGATCTTCTACGACCCGGCAGGCGTGAAGACCAAGATCGCCCAGGCGATGGATGCGCTCATTGATCATGCCACCGGCGCCTACAAGGATCCGGGCCACGGCATCATCAAGTACGCGGACTATCCGACGACGGACGCGGAGATCGAGGCGTGGCTGGTCAAGCTCCTCGACATGGACGTGCCGCTCACGATCGACATCGAGACGTTCAGTCTGAAACACTATGACGCCGGGATTGGCACGATCTCCTTTGCGTGGAACAAACACGAAGGGATCGCTTTCCCGATCGACTATGTGGCGATCGACGGTGCCACCGAGGCGCCTTTCGGCAAGAACGTGCGCAACGAGTACCGGCGCGAGATGCTGCGGGCATTCTTTCTCCAGCTCCAGAAGAAGGCGATTTATCACAACATCGCCTTCGATGCGTATGTGCTGATCTATCAGCTGTTCATGGATCACATCTGTGACACCGAAGGCCTGCTCAATGGCCTGAACGTGATGCTGCCCGAGCACGGATGGGACTGCACCAAGCTCATCACCTACCTCGCCACCAACACGTGCGCTGGCAACGAGCTGGGCCTGAAGGACCAGGCGCAGGCGTTCGCTGGCAACTACGCGCAGGACGAGATCAAGGACATCACCAAGATCCCGTTGGCGAAGCTGCTCGAGTACAACCTGGTCGACGCCCTGTCCACCTGGTACGTCCACGAGAAGCACTACGCGACCATGATTCAGGACCAGCAGTTCGGGGTCTATGAGTCGCTGTTCCAGCCGGCCACCATCGACATCATTCAGATGCAGTTGACCGGCCTGCCAGTGAACATGGAGCGGGTGAAGGTCGTCAAGGCCGAGATGCAGGCCGATTACGACAAGGCGATGCAGACGCTCATGCAGTCGCAGATCGTGCAGCGCTACAACTACCGGCTTGCTGAGAAGTACATCGAGAAGATGCACGGCATCTGGGTGAAAAAGCGCATCACCCTCGCTGATGTGCCGGCCGACGAGGCTACGTTCAATCCGAACTCGGCTCCGCAGCTGCAAGACCTGCTCTACAAGGTGCTGGGCCTGCCCGTCATCGAGTACACGAAGAGCAAGCAGCCGGCCTGTGACGCCGACACGCTGGTGAAGCTGAAACACCACGCCGGCGATCCGCTGGTGCTGGAGTTCCTGAACGCACTGCTCGACTGGAAGTCGGTCGAAAAGATCCTCGGCACGTTCATCCCGGCATTGGAGAACGCGCAGGAATACAACGGCTGGCACTACCTGTTCGGCAACTTCAATCTGGGCGGCACCGTCTCCGGACGACTGTCCTCGAACGATCCGAACTTGCAGAATCTGCCGGCCAACTCGAAGTATGCGAAAGCATTCAAGAGCTGTATCGAGGCTCCCCCCGGATGGCTCTTCACGGGACTGGACTTTGCATCCCTTGAGGACCGCATCAGTGCGCTCACGACCAAGGATCCGAACAAGCTGAAGGTGTACACCGACGGCTACGACGGTCACTGTCTGCGTGCGCATGCGTACTTTGGCGAGAACATGCCGGACATCGATCCCAATTCGGTGGCCAGCATCAACTCAATCGAGAAGAAGTACAAGCCATTCCGGCAGGATTCGAAGGCACCGACCTTCGCCCTCACCTATCAGGGCACGTTCTCCACGCTGATGAAGAACTGCGGCTTCACACTGACCAAGGCGAAGGCGATCGAGGCAGCGTACCGCTCGCTCTACAAGGTGTCGATCGACTGGGTGCAGGACAAGCTGAACCAGGCAGCGAAAGATGGCTACGTCACCGTGGCATTCGGGCTGCGGGTCCGTACTCCTCTCTTGGCTCAGGTCATCCGGGGCACATCGAAGACGCCGCACGAAGCAGAAGCCGAAGGGCGAACCGCAGGGAATGCGCTCGGCCAGAGCTGGTGTCTCCTCAATTCCCGCGCAGGTGTGGAGTTCATGGGCAAGGTCCGGAAAAGTGAACACCGTCTGGCAATCAGACCGTGCGCACAGATCCATGACGCCCAGTATTACCTGATCCGAGACGATCTTGACCCGGTGCTTTACACAAATAAACATCTAGTGGAGGCTGTAGAATGGCAGGCGCACCCTGATATTGCTCACCCCCAGGTCAGGCTCGGCGGCGAACTCTCGATCTTCTACCCTAACTGGTCGAAGGAAATCGGTATCCCCAACGATGCAACCGAAGAGATGCTGTGTGAAGTCATCGACACAGCCATGAGTCCGTAAACAGCTGGTGCATTTTCCAACTCTGGACGATGCAACATGCCGAGCACACCAACTGCCTTCAAGCGGGGGCAGACCTTCAGCTTTGCCATGAAGATCCCTGACACGATCGAGGATGGGTTCCTCCGGTCGTGGCTTCCCCGCGCCCAGCTCCGGAAAGCACGCAACACCTCAGCCGATGGCCTCATTGCCGAGGTGTCGTGCTTCTGGGCTGACCCCAAGACGACGCGTCTTCTCACGCTGCACCACTCGCTCACTGCCAAGTGGCCGATCGGTGAAGCCGAGCTCGATGTCGTATTCACGTCCGCAGGCGGCACACAAATCCGCTCCAGGACCATCAAGTTTCAAATTGAACGAGGGATCACCGCATGAGTGATGTAACGACACTCGATGACCTTGTGCTTGACTTCACCGGCACTCCGATTCAAGGCCCCGAGGGGCCACAAGGCGAAAAGGGGGACAAAGGTGACGCCGGCACAAACGGCAAAGACGGAACGAACGGCACCAATGGTGCAGATGGGCAGGACGGACAGGACGGTAATACGGGTGCCACAGGCCAATCGGCCTACCAGTTGTGGCTTGCCAATGGGAACGTCGGATCAGTAGACGACTTCTTGGCAAGCCTCAAGGGTGAAGACGGCGACTCGGCCTACCAGACCTGGCTCAATGCCGGCAACAGCGGCACGCTCTCCGACTTTCTCGCCACGCTCAAGGGACCGAAGGGCGACGCCGGCGCAGCTGGCACCAACGGGACCAATGGCACCAACGGCCGTGACGGTACGAACGGGACCAATGGTGTCGACGGTAAGGACGGTGCCGATGGCGCTGACGGAGCCAAGGGAGAGAAAGGCGATCCGGGCGAGAAAGGTGATAAGGGCGACGCCGGCACAGGTCTGACCAACCGGGGCAACTGGGCCTCGGGCGTCACCTATTCCCCGTCCGACTACGTGTTCGCTGCCAACGCGGCGGGCAACACCTCGATGTGGATTCAGTCGGGCGACACCGACTACGTGTCCACCATCGCCCCGAAGAGCGACACGGCGCACTGGATTGAATTCCAGGCGCCTGCCGGTGCTGCGGGTGCGGACGGCAAGTCTGTCGAGCTCCAGAAGACGGCGACCGCCATTCAGTGGCGAGTGGTCGGCGGCACCTGGGCGGATCTCGTTCTGCTCTCGGCGCTCAAGGGCGACAAGGGCGACACCGGCACCGCAGGGACCAACGGAACGAACGGTTCCAACGGCGTCGGCATTGCCTCGACCGTCACCACGTATCAAGCCGCGGCGTCCGGCACGGTCACCCCGACCGGCGCATGGAGCTCGACGGTTCCCGCTGTCACGAAGGGCCAGTTCCTCTGGACCCGCACGATCTTCACGCTTTCCGACACCTCGACGGCGACCGCCTACACGGTGGCCTATCAAGGTGCGGACGGTGCGAAGGGCGACACGGGCACGGCTGGGACCGCTGGCACGAACGGTACGAATGGTTCGAATGGTGTGGGAATCGCAAGCTCTGCGGTCACCTACCAGACGGCCGCTTCCGGCACGACCGCACCGACCAGCACGTGGACTTCCACGGTTCCCGCCATCACCAAGGGTCAGTATCTCTGGACCCGGACTGTGCTCACGCTCTCCGATGCCTCGACCGTCACGATCTACAGCGTGGCGTATCAGGGTGCAGACGGCTCGGCTGGCACGGGTGGTTCTGGTTCCACCTGGCTCTCGGGTACGTCCGATCCGACCTCGGCCACGGGTGCCGACGGCAACTGGTATCTGAACACCAGCTCCACGGTGGTCTTTTACCGGGCCTCTGGTGCGTGGGCTTCGGTTGGGGCCATGCCGCCGATCGCCACCACGGCGCAGGCTCAGGCTGCCACCAGCAACCTCGTGCTGATGACGCCGGCGAAGGTGCGCGAGTACCTCGAGCAGTTCGGGCTCACCGCCACCTACACCACCACGGTGGCCGATCTGAACACGGCCGTGAAGGGTCAGTTCTTCAACTACTCGAACACGACCACCAACATCCCGACCGCTTCCACCTATGGCCGGGGCCTCACGCTGCCGGCCGGTGATGGCTACGTCACGCAGATCGCCGTCGAAAACGACACCGCCAAGATGTACGTCCGCTACCAGTCAGGTGCTTCCACCTGGTCGGCATGGACGCAGATCGGTGCGTCTAGTGGCAGCAGCGCCTCGGTGATGGGCGCTTCGGGCACCACTCACGCCGCAGGCCTCGCTCCCGATCCGGGTGCAACGGCCGGCACGACCAAATTCCTCCGGGAAGATGCGACGTGGGCAGTCCCGCCTGCGGGCAGTGGCGGCAGCGCAACACCGTGCGTCTACCAGGGTGCGGACAAGTCGATCAACAGCTCGAGCACCACGGCGCTCGGGATGAAGCTCGGCACGATCCCGCTCGTCGGCGTGCTGTACCGGGTCACCGGGCTGCTCGTCACGCAGGGTGATGCGGCCGGCACGATCGCCATCACGGTGCTCAACGAAGGGGCGAACGGCTTCCGGCTGACGGCGAAGGCTGCCAACTCGGCCGGAACGGTGACCGCCTCGACGACCACGCAGGATTCGGTTGCGATGACCGTGCCGCTCGGTGCGCAGGATTCCACCGTGTCCATCGAGGGGTTCGCCCTCTTCAGCTATGTCGGCCCCACCGGCCCGGACCTGAGCGTGAAGCTCGCGTCGGGGTCGTGGTGCAACATTTTGAAGGGCTCGCACCTGGTCTTCACCCCCCTCGGCACGATGACGACGATCGCCTGATCAACGTTAACTTGCCGTTTCTTCTCCCCCAAAGTAATATCTAACTTAGAGATAAGTTTGTGGAGCCGGTAACCCCGGCTCCTTCCCGTTCTATAAGGGTTTCCGCCAAATGAAAAAGCAAAATTCCACTCCGACCGACCGCAAATTCTTCTTTATGGTCGCCGCGCAGATCGTGTTCTCGGTGAAGCTCGATGAAGCCAATCCCGAGAATGTCGCCATGAACGCGGTGAGCCTGAACGGCGTGGTCACCCACTCCGAAGACAAGGTGCCGGCGAAGTTGCTCGGCAAGGCCCAGCAAGTCGTGCAGCTCCAGTTCGCCAAGAAGATGGGCGACGACATGCCGAAGATCAACGTGGTCGACGTGGTGATTCTGAACATCATGAACCTCGGCTATATGACCGACGAGGAATTCTCGGCCACGCCCGACGGCACCAAGCAGCAGGAAGTCGCACCGGCGAAGACGAAGCTCTCGGTGGTGGCCAACGGCGCGTCGACGCTGCAATGAGCCAAGGACAGAACAAGCAGCTCGAGATCTCGGCGGGCCGGGTGAACTATTACCTGGTCCAGGTCGACTATCCGCAGCGCGAAGACCAGCCGCCGTACCGGGCTGAGTGCGAGGACATCATCGAAGCGCTCGGCCTGACTTTCGACGAAGGGAACATCTTCAAAGAGCTCTGGCGCACCGCCAACGAACGCACGCACGGCGTCGGCAAGCTCGGCAATACGCCGCTGCGGGCCGCTGAAAAGTACGTGCATTACAGCGGCCGCATCCTGAAGAAGGCCAAGCGTCATGCGCAGATCGAGCGGGATCGTCTGGTCCTGGTCCAGCAGCAGCAGATGCAGATGAGCATGGCCATCGCCCGGACAGCGACAGATCTCAGTTGAACTGGGGGAGCTGCTGATTCCTTTTCTTGGTTCGGCAACTCCTCATTCAAAGAAGACACTCCCATGAAACAACAGATCACGAACAACAGCGACATTTCGCTGGCGCTCGCCGTGTGGCTCCTGCACGACGAGTACGACTATCAGAACGAGGAGAACTACATCAGCGCCACCGGCCTGATGAAGCCGCTCCGGCACATCGTTCTGCCGGGCCGGATCCCCGCAGCGCAACGCCGCACCCCGGACGTGGAAGAGTACATCGCCACGACCTTGGGCCATGCCCTGCACGACTCCATCGAGAAGGCATGGACGAAGGGTTATGCCCGCTCGCTCAAGATGCTCGGCTATCCCGATAGCGTCATCGAGCACGTTCGCATCAATCCGGAAACGGTCGAGGACGGGATCATCCCGATCTACCTCGAGCAGCGTGCCAAACGCCAGATCGTCGTGAATGGCGTGCGCTACACCGTTGGCGGCAAGTACGACATGGTGATGGAAGGCATCGTCATGGACAACAAGTCCACCTCTGCCTACACCTGGGTGTACGGCGGCAAGGACGACGACTACCGCCTGCAAGGCTCGCTCTATCGCTGGCTGAACCCGGAGAAGATCACCGAGGACTTCATTCGCATCAACTTCATCTTCACGGACTGGAGCAAAGCCGATGCGGCGTCGAACCCGAAATATCCGCAGAAGCGCGTCCAGCACAAGGACATTCCCCTGCTCTCGATCGAAGAGACGGAAGCATGGGTGCGCTGGAAGCTCGGCCTCATTCAGAAGTATTCGAATGTGCCTGAAGCGCAGCTGCCGGAATGCACGGAAGAAGAACTCTGGCGCTCGGCTCCGAAGTTCAAGTACTACAGCGACGTGACGAAGACCGGGGGCAAGTCGACCAAGAATTTCGACACCCTCGCTGACGCCAACAAGCATCTGGCTGAGAAGGCCAAGGGCATCGTCATCACCGTGCCGGGCGAAGTGAAGCGCTGCGCATATTGCGCGGGCTACGACGCCTGCTCCCAGAAAAACAGGTACATCCAATCATGATTGATCTCACCGGTGTGACCCACCACCCGGCGATCGAAGAGATCGTCGACGTGCTCTGCGCGAAAGCCCAGAACACGGATCGCGGATTCTTCCGCACCGAAGTCGCTTACTTCCTCGGCAAGCTGGCGAGCAACATGCGTGCGACGATCGTCACGCAAGACCGCGGCGAAATCCCGGTCAACATCTACGCACTGGCACTCGCCACCTCCGGCTTCGGCAAGGGGCTGTCGGTGAACATCGTCGAGCAGGAATTCCTGAAGAGCTTTCGCAAGCGCTTCATGGAAGAGACGCTCACGGTGATCGCTGAAAAGCACCTCTGGGAGATGGCCCAGACCAAGGCAGGCCGGGCCGGCACCGATCCGAACGAGGAGTTCGAGAAGATCAGCGGGCGCTTTGAGCGTGCCGGCGCATTCCCGTTCACGTTCGACGGCGGCACGGCACCGGCTGTGAAGCAGCTGCGCGAGAAGCTCCTGCTCGCCAACTGCGGTGCGATCAACTTGCAGATCGATGAAATCGGCTCGAACCTGGTCAAGGAAGTCGAGGTGCTCAACCTGTTCCTCGAGCTCTACGACCAGGGCATCGTCAAGCAAAAGCTGACCAAGAACACGACGGACAACATCCGTGGTGAAGAGGTCGATGGCAAGACGCCGACGAACATGCTGCTCTTCGGCACGCCTTCCAAGCTGCTCGATGGCGGGGTCACCGAGAACGAGTTCTATTCGTTCCTCGAAACCGGCTACGCCCGACGCTGCCTGTTCGGCTATGGCCAGCAGGACCGCAAGGCCGCTCACCAGCTCTCGCCCGAAGAGGTCTACAAGCGCCTCACGCAGCCGACGAACAATGCCACGGTCCAGAAATGGTCGCAGCATTTTCACAAGCTCGCGGACCCGGCCATGTTCGGCTGGAAGATGATGGTCGAGGAGCCCGTCGCTATCGCCCTGCTCGACTACAAGCAGAAGTGCGAGGTGAAAGCGGACGACATGGCGGACCACGAGGACGTGAAGAAGGCGGAGCTCTCGCACCGTTACTTCAAGGCCCTGAAGCTCGCCGGCGCTTACGCCTTCATCGACGAATCGAACGAAGTCGAGATGGATCACCTGAAGCAGGCGATTCTGCTCGTCGAGGAGTCGGGCCTGGCGTTCCAGACCATTCTCAACCGCGAGAAGGCTTACGAGAAGCTCGCCAAGTACATCGCTGCCTGCGACACGGACGTGACGCATGCGGACCTGCACGAGGCGCTGCCCTTCTACAAGTCGAGCGCGGCCGCACGCAACGAGATGATGAATCTCGCGGTGGCCTGGGGCTACAAGAAGCACATCTCGATCAAGAAGTTCTTCATCGACGGCATCGAGTTCTTCCGGGGCGCCAAGCTGAAGGAAACCAATCTCGATGAGCTGATGCTCAGTTACGGCGAGCACTGGGCCTACAACTACCTCTCCGAGACGGTTCCGTTCTCCGAGATGTGGCGGCTCACCAGCGAAGCCACGGACGAACACGGCGGCCCGCTGCACTGGGTCAACCATCGTCTGAAGAACGGTCACCGGGCTGACGAGAACGTGATCCCAGGCTTTAACTGTGTGGTGATTGACGTGGACGAAGGCGTCACGCTCGAGACGTGTCACGAGCTGATGAAGGACTACAAGTTCTTGACCTACACGACCAAGCGCCACCAGGCCGAAGGTCACGGCGACCGCTTCCGGCTGATCCTGCCGATCAACTATGTGCTGGAACTGGACTCCGAGGACTACAAGGAGTTCATGAACAACATCATGGCGTGGCTGCCGTTCAAGTCGGACGAAGCCGCGAATCAGCGCAGCAAGAAGTGGGAAACCCGGCCGACCGGCAAGTATCACTACAACACCGAAGGGGAAATCTTCGACGCGCTGCGCTTCATCCCGAAGACCACCAAGAACGAGCAGCACTTGGGCGAGATGAAGAAGATCGAATCGATGGACAACCTGGAGCGTTGGTTTGCACAACGTATCGCCTCGGGCAACCGCAACAACCAGATGCTCAAGTATGCAATGGCACTGGTGGACAGCGGCATGGACCAGATGGCCGTGAACAACCAGCTGCTTGCCTTCAACGCGAAGATCAACAACTCGCTACCCGAAGACGAGCTGCGGGCCACGGTCATGGTGTCCGTCGGCAAGCGCTACCGGCGTGCTGCCTAGCAACCCCTTATCCCTTTCTTTGGCTCATGTCTTTTGAGCCAGAGAGAGGAAACCGGAGAAACACATGAGCGACGTAGAAGAGAACATCGAACCCAATGATCAGCTGATCATGATCTGCGGGTTCTCCGGTGAGGGTAAGAGCGCAAGCCTGCGTCATATCCGCAACCAGAGCAAGTGGCTGTACCTGAACTGCGAAGCGGGCAAGCGCCTGCCGTTCGCCAACAAGTTCGACCGCTACACCATCACCGATCCGTACCAGGTGCATGAGGCGTTCGACGCAGCCTCGCAGGGGCAGCTCAACTACGACCCCGAAGGGATCATCGTCGACTCGGCCACGTTCCTGATGGAAATGTTCGAGACGCAGTACGTGCTCGGTGCGGCCGACACCATGAAGGGCTGGAGCCAGTACCAGCAGTTCTGGAAGACGCTGATGCAGCAGAAGGTGGCCGCTTTCGGCAAGCCTGTGCTGATCACCGCTCACCTGCTCGACGTGCTCGATGAAAAGAGCATGTCGATGAAAACGAGTGTGCCCATCAAGGGAGCACTCAAGAACAACGGTCTGGAAGCGTACTTCTCGACAGTTGTCGGTGCCACGAAGATCCCGCTCAAGGAGCTGGAGAAATTTGGCAACAAGATGCTGGACATCACGGAGGACGAAAAGGAGCTTGGCTTCAAACACGTCTACCAGACCCGCATCACGAAGCAAACCACCGGGATGCGAATCCGCAGCCCGTTGGGCATGTTCAAGCGCGAAGAGACTTACATCGACAACGATGCTCAGAAGCTGCTGGACCACCTGACAGAGTTCTACGCTTAACCAAAAAAACTGCAAAGAACTCTTCCATTAAACCTTGAACCAAAGACAAAACACCATGAGCACTCTGTTCGGCAACCTCAGCACCACCGGCCTCGAAGAAGCACAAGACCGCCTCGGCGGAAACTTCGGCGCAGTCGAGTCGGACATTTACGACTTCGTTGTCACGCAGTTCTACGCCGGCAAGTCGGCCAAGGGCGCGAACTTCATCCAGCTGATCGCCAAGGACGGCGACCGCGAATACCGTGAACAGATCTACTTCACGAACAAGGACGGTCAGAACTACTTCCTGAACAAGGACGACAAGACCAAGAAGGTGCCGCTGCCGGGCTTCACGACCGTCAACGACATCTGCCTGATCACCACGGGCAAGGAGCTGCACGAGCTCGAGTTCGAAGACAAGATGGTCAAGGTCTACGATGCGGACCTCAAGAAGGAAGCGCCGAAGTCGGTGCCGGTCGCCATCGAAGTCATCGGCAAGCACGTGAAGCTCGGCGTCATCAAGACGCTCGAGAACAAGTCGGTGAAGAACGAATCGACGAATGACTACGAGCCGACGGCCGAAACCCGCGAAGTCAATTCGACGGACAAGGTGTTCCACCCGGAGCTGAACCTGACGGTCGTCGAAGCGAAGGCCGAAGCCACGGTCGCCAACTTCTACGGCGGCTGGCTCGAGCGCAACAAGGGCAAGACGCGTGACAAGCGCGTGATCAAGGACGGCGAAGCAGGTGTCGCCGGTGCGCCGCCGAAGGGCCGCATGGCTCCGCCCCCGTCGGCTGCCGCAGCTCCGCGCAAGTCGCTGTTCGGCAAGTGATCGGAGTCTGAGCCTTGCGAATTCCAGTCGCCGGCATGGATCCCTCAATGCGCAATTGGGGGATCGCTGAAGCCATCCTCGACCTGGATACTGGCGTGCTGTCGACTCCTCGACTGTCCCTCTGCTCGCCAGAGGACATCAAGACGAAGCAGACACGCCAGAACTCCAACGATCTTCATCTCGCCAAACTGCTCTACGACCATGCCATCTGTGCGGCTCGCCGCAACAAGGTCATCTTCGTGGAGTGCCCAGTCGGCTCGAAGTCCGCCTCCAGCATGAAGGGGTACGGAATGTGTGTCGGTATACTGGGTGCGATCAGGGCGGAAGGTCACGAGATCATCGAAGTGACGGCATTTGAGGTGAAGGAATCCTTCACTGGCAAGAAGCTCGCCACTAAGGAGCAGATGATCGCGCAGGGAGTGTTGGACTATCCGGATGCGAACTGGCCACGCCAGGAACGCAACGGGGCCAAGCACAAGAAAGGCGACCTGAAGAACGAGGCAGAGCATGTTGCTGATGCCATTGCCGCCATACACGCGGGCGTTCGAACGCCCATGTTTCAAAATCTGATGCGACTATTCGCAACTCTGTGAGAAGAGAGAGTAAGAAAAATGCAAATCATCATCATCCAATCCGAGATCGAACAGGCAATCCGCGACTACGTGAACGCTCGCCTGAAAGTCGCTGACGGCAACGAGATCATCATCGATCTCGCAGCGACCCGTGGTGACAAGGGCTTCACCGCGACGATCGACATCGTGGCCCAGTCGGGCCAGGCAGCACCGGCACCCACCCCGGCACCGGCCCCTGCTCCCGCAGCAGATCCGGCTCCGGCTCCGACGAAGAAGGAGACGAAGGCCGAGAGCATCCAGACCGCATCGACCGCCAGCGTCAAGCTCGTGCCGAAGGCCGAAGTCGTGAGCCAGGGAAAGGAAGAAGCGCCCGTCGATGGCATGACCGACACTTCGGCGCCGACGAATACGACCTCGGACACGAAGGCCGCTGGTGAGTCTGCACCGGCTGACGCAGCTCCGTCGTCGACCGAAGCGCCGGCAGCAGCAGCAGCATCGAGCGACACGCCTCCGGCATCCCCGGCTCGCAGCCTGTTCGCTGGCCTGAAAAAGCCGGTGAATTCGTAAGATGAAATTCAGCACGATCATCGTCCTCGGTGCCGTGCTGGTTGCTGCCGTCTTCGCCCTGACGGTAGCTATCACGGCTGCGGCCCCCTGGATCGCTCTGGGCGTGGTGATTCTCGCCATTGTCGGCTGGATGGCCATCTCGGTCGACAAGCCTGAACCACCGCAATCCGGCCCATCCGGGCCACCTGCTGTAGACTGACCCCCTTGGGCTTTCGAAGGGCCTGAGAGAGAGTAGCAAGAAGTAAAAAACCCCCGGTGTGAGAGCCGGGGGTTTTTCTTTTTCTGGATCCTTACTTCGTCAGATGGAGCCAGGGATTCATCATCGGCGCGTGCATGATCTGCCCAAACCCGAAGCTGAACGTGAGCTGCCCGTTCGCCGCCTTGGAGATCAGGTTGTCGCCCATTGGCGTGCCGATCGAGCCCAGGAACTCAGGCGTCGGCGCAAGCCCGGCGAGCAATGCGTGGACCGGGTTGTTGCGGATCGTCGAGAGCGCGATCTTCGTCGAGCGGATCTTGAAGTTGTAGAACCACATCGCCCCGATCGACTCGAGATAGCCTCGAGCACGGCCCGGCAGGCGGTCGTAGTTCACGAATTCCTCAGTCACCGCTGCCAGTGCTTCGGCCACCGTGCCCTTCTTGCGCTTGGTGATGTCGTCGAACAGGATCGCCTTGGCCAAGAAGTCACCGTACTCGGTCGCCGTCTGCATGCCGCGGAAGAGCGCCGTGTCCTTGGTGATCATCGCGTACCGTCCCGCCGTGCGCACACCTGCGGGCAGCTTATGCACGAGCGACTCAATCGCACCGTGCAGCCGGCCGCTCGTGATCTCGATGTCTTCGGGCGTTGCACGACCGTCCGAAATTGCCGAGAACTCGCCCGCTTCAATCAGCGGCCAGATCGAGAGACGCCGGTGAATGTCGGCAATCGACTGGATCTCGGTGCGCAGCTCGTGCTGCTTCTTCACATCGTTCAGGCCTTCAGCCACCCGCAGCTCGGCTTCCGCCTTCACGCGACGCACTTCGTTCTTGACGAACGTCTGCACCTCGGCCGTCTTCCTCGGCAGGCCCGTCACGATGTGCTTGATCGGCACGCCACGGCTGGCCAGCTGGTACATGTTCGACACCATGTTGCCCACCGGCACCACGATCGACTTCACGACGATCAGGGTCTTCGCGTCGGACACGACGTTCTGCAAGAGCTTCTCGGCATTGACCGCGTACTGGTAGGCCTTGTTGCCGAACACCGCCATTGCCGCGTTCTTGAAGTGCTTCTGCGTCGACTCGCTCCAGCGGCTGGTGCCCGTCCACGCATCACCCACCGAAGCGGCCCGGTAACCGAGCGCATCGTTGAGCAGTTCGCGGCGCACCCAGAACGTGTCCTGGCCGAAGCTGTCCTCGATCCGGTCCTTCATCAGCGGGGTGATCAGCGCCACCGCATCAGAGAGCACCGGATCCTTGGCGAGCGTCTTCGCATCGAACACGTTCACGTACTCGTTGGCCCGATCCGTCGCACCGTCTTTCTCCCACATTTCTGCGAGGCGATCGACAAGCGCATCGTTGTAGATGGCCGACTTGGCTTCTTCGACCTGACGGCCACGCCACACACCAACCATCTGGTGCAGCTGCGTGTTGAAGTCGAGCCGCTCGAGCTGCGCCGGATCGATCGAACGCTCAAGCGCCACCAGCTGGCCGCCGTCGTCGTAGACCGGCAGCAGCGACTCGTTCGGGCCTTCGAGCCCGGCCGTCAGATTCATCTTGATCCGATCGATCGCCTTCGGGTCCGTGATCCGACCGGCCGTCATCGAGCCCACCGTGTAGCCCGTGGCGGCGTCCACGCCACCGGCCGTCTGCCGGACATTCTGGAGAATGCCCTGCTGGAAGATGTTGCGGCCCGACACCGGCGCGAAGTAGTAGCCCTTCTTCGACACCACGCCACCGGCACGCTCGGAGAGACTCCCCGTGTAGTCGCCCACCCGGACATACGAGCGCGAGGTGAGATTGCTGTACTCGGTGTCGTCCGCCACGATCAGCGACTTGCCGGATTCCTGAACCGACGGGATGTAGCCCTTGTACGCATTGAAGAGCGCACGCGGGTTTTCTACCGTGCGGTTCTGCTCCTCGACCCGCTGGCCTTGCAGGTACGCCAGGGCGAAGTTCATGCCCTTGGCTTGCGTGTCAGCAAGCGTGCCGAGCGACAGGCGGTGCGCATCCTCGAGGTGCTCCATCGCGTAGAGCGTCGTCAGCATGTCAATGTTGTTGACGAAGGCCTTCGGATCCTGAATCAGGCTCTTCTTGGCCGTGCCCTCGTTGAGCAGCTTGGCAATCGCCTGAGCATTGCGCAGCAGCTTCGTGCCCGGCACACCCGTCATCATGTACTCCGCGAGCTGCTTCATCTTCTTCTCGTAGAGCTTCCAGTTGGCGGAGTCCGCGCCCTTGATTGCCTGCTCGAGCTCGCTCACCTTCGCCTTCATCGCCTTGGAGTTGGAGAGGAGCTTCAGCACTTCGTCCTGGCTCATGCCCTGAACCAGGGAAGCAAGATCAGTGCGGCCCATTGCCCGGTGCAGCATCGACCACTCGTCCTCGGTCAGCTCGCGGCTGAACTGCTCGGCAATCGTGTTCGGGACGATCTCACGATA